GGTATCAAGGCTCAGCAAGAGGTTCGGCTTGTTGTGCATCTGGATACGCAGCCACGTGCGGATCACACGGTTTGCGTAAAGGACCGCGCGGTCACCCGTGCCAACCACACCGGACGGATCGTTGACCTCTTGGGTGGACGAAGCCGATGCCATCAGCCGCGGCGGACGCTCAAGCATGCGATCCAGCGCGTTGATCAGGTTCGGCGCAGAGCCACCCGAGAGCAGCGTCACATCGATGTTCGCCGCGCGAACTGCGAAGCGCCAGTCACGCACCGCCATGCCGGCTTCCCATTTGAAGTGCGACCGGTAGGCCTGATAGGTGTTGCCGCTCGCGTCCGACACCGGCCACTCGCCCATGTCGATGTGCTGAAGCCCGGCCCGCTTCGCCTTCGGGAAGATGCCGTGGATCGTGTCCTCGCTCCAGCTTACCAGCCACAGCGATGTGTTGGTCGAAGCTGCGCCGCCCAGATCCAGCACGTTCGCGGCGGTCTGCGCGTTCGCCAGGGTGACCGTCGAGTAGTACGGGGCCAGGCCGGTGAACTGCGCGGGCGACGTCTGGCTGTAGCCATAGAACAGCTGGCCGGCCATCTGCTGCGACATGCCCTCGAAGAAGCCGCGATCTTCGGAGAGACGGAAAGCGGCAGTGTTGCCGTTCAGGTCCGCCAGATCCTTGTCGATCACCGAGTAGGCTTCGAGGTTGCCGCAGGTTGCGACGATCTGCGCGGTGGTGCTCTTGCTGTTCGCCACACCGGCGTTCATCGGACGCCACGTGCCCTGCGGCAGTGAGGTGCGGACCGTCGTCTTGTGGCCGTCCTGAAGGTTGCCCTCCAGCCACAGCATGTCGTCCAGGATTTCGTTCGCCTGGCTGAGCAGGTCCACGATGATGGCGGTCTTGCCATCTACGTCAGTGCGTCGCGCCCAATCAGCGAGCGTGAGCGCGGTGGTGCCGATGGTTGCCATCAGCTAACTCCTTGTGCTGCGCCCGCAGGCGCGGATTTCGGATACATCATCGCGGCCGCATCGACGGGCGTGCGAGACGGCGAGCCGCTCACATGCGACGTTGACTCGGTGTAGTTCGCGGCGATGCGAGCCATGGCGCGAACAATGGCGGGGTTGTTGCCCGCCCCCGTGAAAAGGAGAGCCTGGTCCAGGGCCTTTCTCTCGGGGCTGTCTTTCGCACCTACGAAGTCATCGAACAGACGGCCAACGCTGGCCGTCATCTGGTCAAACTTGGGGCCGGCGAATTCCGGCATGGCCTTGATCTCGGCCTGCCAGCCTTCGTTCATCGCAACCCAAGCCTGCTGCTGCACTTCGGCGACCTTCGGCGCCATCGCGGCCAGCATGGATTCGGCTTGCTTCTGCGGGATGCCGAGCTTGGCGGCTTCAGCCTGGAACGCGGTCAGCGCGCCATCCTTGGCATCAGCGCCATCCGGCAGCTTGAAGTCCTTGTATTCGACCGGCTGCGGATCGGTTGGTTCGGCCGGCTTCGCAGGGTCAGCCGCAGCTGCGGGCTCGGCCGGCTTCGGCGTCAGAACCGACTGCGTAACGGGAGGCGCAGCAGGGGCGGCCGCTGGGGTAGCTGCGGGTGTAACCGCTGGCGCAGGCGTAGCAGCAGGATCAGCAGCCGGCGTTGCCGCCGGGTCAGTCGTTCCGGACATCTTGGTTCTCTCGCAACATGGTCAGGTAAAGCTCGGGGCAAGCCCGGTGCAGATCGGCCAGGATGAATTGCGCGATCTCGCGATGTGCCGCGTTGCGCGCGAGTTGGCCGAAGTCCATCCGGTTGCCGTAGGGGAAATCGTGTCGCTCGAAGGCGCGGCAGGCTGCCAACCAGCGGTAGACGACGGCGCGCACGTCCTGCACCTTCATCATCTCCGCGATGGTGTTTGCCTGAGTGCGCTCAGCGAAACGCTGCTTCTGCTCGGCATCCTGAAGGCGCTTGACCTCGGGCTCGGCCTCGACCTCGACCGGTGCCAGCCCATGCATGATGCGCTCAACGTTGCGGACTTCCTGTTCGGCGAGGTCGCTCACTTGCGCGCCTCCCGCACCCGCACTTCGCCGGGCAGTCCGGCAAGCGTGGTGGACATCATGTGGTCCAAGACTTCGCCCGCTTCGTCCTCGGTCTCGTACTGCTTGGCGCTGGCCTCGGAGACCTTCCAGCCGCTCGGCGAATGGTACCAACCGTGGCGCTCAATGACGTAGCTCATGCGGCTTGGCTCATCGGCTCGCCACCGTTGCCCAGCATCGCAGACAGCGCGTTCTGGCCGCCACCGACATCCGTCTCGGACATCGTTTTGGCGGAGTCAGCCGCGGCCTGCGCGGCGCCCATCGCCTGCTGCGCCTGCTGCATCTTGGCCCGCTGATCGCGAAGCTGGGCGACAACCGCCGATGCGCGAACGACCTTGGCCGACACGCCGAGCATGTCAGCGTACTCGTCGATCATCTCGTCGCTATCGATGTTGTCCCAGACCGTGTGCGCACCGGACTGTGCAACCGCCAGGTCACCCGCCTGCAATCGCCCGGCGAACGCGACGAGCTGCTCCATCGCGGATGTGGAGGCGGCTCGCTGTGCCACCGCCAGCATCGACACGTATTCGATCTGCAGCGGCATCCCATGGATTGCAGGAGGCGCCGGCGGCAACAGCCCGCGCCGGTTCATGATGGCGAACACCCGATCCAGATCCGGGTCCAGGCCTTCGTTCTCATTGCGCTCGATAACCGGACCGAGCACGACCAGCTTCTCTTCCTGCCGGCGCGCGACCTCGAAGGCGGTCATTTCCTTCTCAGCCGAGTTGATCATCTGGAACAGGTCGACGAAGAACATCTTGTCGATGCGCAGGCGCACCTCTTGCAAGTCCTCGATCATCTCCTGCAACCGCGGCTGCCAGCCATCGAACACCGGCGCAATGCCGCTGTTCTGGGACGACATATCGGACACGAAAGTGATGCCGCCGGGCTGCGTGGCCAGCGGCTGATTCTTCATCGCGACATGCGCTTTGAGCGGCGGGTTGACCGTCTTCTCAATGCCCTTGGCCTTCTCGCGCGTCTCCATCTGGAGTTGCTTGATGGCGCCCAGAGCGTCCATCGCTGGACTACGGCCATACGCATCGTTGCCGGCAAGCGACCAGCGCGGGCAGGAGAACGGCTGCTCCATGAAGCCGCGCATCCGCAGCACACGGTTTTGCCGGTCGCCTGATTCCCAATACGCCTCGCGCCACGGGAAGCGCTTCGGCACCACATAGCCGCCGATCCGGCCATCGTTCGGCTCGATCGCGTGGTAAACCTTGACCTCACGGCCAAGCGACGCGCCGCCGGTCTCGAACATGCGCCGGGTGGAATCGGACACTGCGTCCTTGCCGAACTCAGCAACGAGCTGCGAGACCGTCATGGTGATCTCGCGATACATCGTGTCGACGGTCAGGCGCGGCGAGTTGGCGAGGTAGTATTCCCCGGCGCACGGATTGTAGCACCGGATGACGTCCTCGAAGTCCTCGTAGATGATCATCGGCGCGGTGCCGAAGATGGTCAGGTCTTCGTACTGCTGCGCCTTGCTCGTGTAGTAGTTGCTCGACGCGAGCACGCGGAGCATCCGCTTGGTCACCTCGTCCAGCCACAGCTTGACCGGCGAATTGTCGGCCGCGTCCATGTCTGGGATCGTCAGGCCGAACCACGGCTTACCGGGCGACGTGATGCCACTCATCATGCCGGCGGCACAGATCTGCGCGGCCTTGCTGCCCGAGCTGTCGATGATGCGCTGGTTGAGCGCGACGCCGCGGTTCAGTTCGTTCGGCGTCACCAGCCAGCGGTAACGGCGCGGCAGGATGTATTCCGCCAACTCGCGCCAGTGCACCCACCACGAATACCGATCGGTCCGAAGTCCGATGATCCTGCCGTCCAGGTGCCGGCGCAGTTCGCCGATCGCATCGCCCTGGAGCTTGGACAGAGAGAACCCAGGCTGGCCGCCAGCACTGCTCTGCGGCTGCGGGGCGCCCGATCCTTGGCGTTTCTGCTGCGGGCTACGTGCCACGTCAGCTTCCGAGGAG